GGATTACAATGAGAACTACGGGTAGGTTGTTTTATTTGATAACAAATCTTCTAACAAGAGCTTCTACTCTTGCCATTTCCATAAACTCACCTGGGCAGGTAAGTTCTTTATTTGAAGAAATGTCTCTGTGGAATTTGATTCTTTTTGGGTTTAGATGATACATCTTCATGAATGGGTTTAGAAGTTCATAAGCTAATTTTTCTAGAAGTCTTTTTTCTGGGACTTTTACATCATAGCTTCCTAGTAGAGCAACATGAATTGCTCTGTTATTTATATTTACATCAATGTCAGGATACTCGCAAAGATATACAAATGGACGAGTTGCAATTGCATGATAGTCTTCTTTAATTTTTTCAATAACATAGTGATAATTTATATCACCTGATTTATCTTCGAGAACACCATTATATAATTTTGGCAATTGAAAAGAAGCATTATCAACGAAAGCTGCTGGGTCTTTATAAAATTCAACTGAGTGATGGATTACGATCCACTTTACGCTTTGTCTTCTGATTTTAAGCAGACTTGGTCGTAATTGTATTTTCATTAATTATTTCCTCATTAACCTGTTTGGTGTTTTGAATTTCCTGTAACTATTGTTCCGATATTACATCCTGTTATTTGATCTCCAACTCTTGCTTTTCCAAGACCATTAGTAAAACTTCTACTACTTGCAGTTACTATTATTCCTGTATGTCCACAAGAACCAATAGTTAAATCTGTCAGTCTTGCAATCCCCAAACCACCAGATTTATGATTTCCACTTGCAGTAATTATATAACCAGTCATTGGAATACAAGTTGGATCCGAATGACAGCAACATATTCCTGACCATAAATCAGTTAGTCTTGATTGAGCTGACATGCTATAACTCCTTAAGATGCATAATTTTTTAGTATATTTTCTGAGTTGTCTATTTTGTCTTTGTTCTCTTGTAAAATTGCTTTAGCAGTCTGTAAATTTGTTTTGGCTGGGATTAAACCATATGTAGCACCTGATGTAAGTGGTCGTGTAAGATAATCATTGCCAAATGTATAGTTAGTTATTCGTTCAGTAATATATGGATCTGAATCCCAATGTGTTCCGCTATACTGATAAACAACACCACCTGTTGAATCTAAAACTTGCCAGTCAGTAATATTACCAGTTGAATAATCTATAGTTCCAAATGTTCCACCATAACTAACTGAATATGGAGTATCTCCATAAATTGCTTCTAACTCTGGAACTTTAGTTCCATCTAAATAAGCTACTAGTTCTGATTGAGCAACTGCACATAAACCGTTTTGAACTCCATCAATTTGATCTGTTAAGTCATCAATTTGATCTTGAATTTGTGAAATACTAGATGATATTTCAGTAGATTCATCCGGAGCATTATTAAGCATTTGTCGTAATATATCAGAAGCACTCATTAGAAGAATCCTCCTGTTTTTATTAACGATTTAGCTTTCTCAACTGAACCGCTAACTGAATCTCTAGCAGCAGATTTTACACCACCTATTCCATCAATTACCGAGTTCATTTTTACTTGATCTCCAGAAGATATTCCAGCATTACTATAAAATGTGTCATAATCAAACTTAAGATAATTTGAACTCCCTGAATCGCTAACTATGCTAAAACTATCATATAAGTTATCAAGAGTGCTTGCTGCAGTTATAATCCAACTAGTATGATCTGCACTTCCGCAAAGATTAGTAACACACTCAATAATTTGATCGTTTTGTCTGAACACATTTCCAAAGTTTGAATCAATAAGATTGTTTATAGCATCTGCAATATTTCCAACTCCAAACTCTGGTAATGATGCTGCTATACTATCAATCAAACTATCAATTTTATCATATATTCCAAGAAGGCTTCCAATAATACTACCTATTGGATTTGCTCCACTAAAGAATGAACAAGAGTTTATGAATGTTTTTAAATCATCCATATCATTTATAGTATTACTTGGTGTTATTGCTGCAGATTGATTTTGTAATGTAGATATAGCATTGTTTATATCTGTTTGTGAACCAAATGTTAAAGCTCTAATTTGCGAATCAAAGTCAGCAACTCTTGATCTAAAAGTACTTTTTGCAATGTCTAAAGCATTAATATTCGGATCAAACTTTTGTTGTAGTTGATTGCAAAGAGCTTCTTGCATAGCTGATAATGCCATTATGTATTCCTCTCTCCTTTCGGTTCAGCATCTTCAGCACCAGTAGCACTTGATGCAGTAGTAGATGCTCCATTTTGTTCGTTTAATATTTCAGCATCGTGATTCATATTTTTTCCAGCTTGGCCGCTTATATTTTCACTTGATGAATATTTTAGATCTTTTTGAGAAGAAATATTCATATCTGCATCTGATTGAATATACATAGAATCAGCTGATTTAACATCTGCTTTACCACTTTCAGCTTCAATATGAACATCACCAGTTTTTGATTTAATATCAATATTATCGTCAGCAGTCATTTGAAATTTGCCCTTGGTTTTAATTATAATATCACTTTCAAATTGTGCTTGTAATTTTTGATTCTTAATATCTATATTAAGAAAATCTCCTTTATAAGTTCTAATGAGAATCTTTTGTTTTCCATCTCTTTCATCTAGAAGGATTGTAGTTTGATTTTCATCAATTGTATATACTGAAGCTGTATCTCCAGATGGTGGATTTTTTAGTTTTCTTTTTTTACCAGTTATTTCAACTCGAGCATCATCCGGATCATCAGAGATTACTATTGTTCTTCCATCATGACTCTTAAAGATTGTCCATTTATCTTGATAGTTTGAACCTGATTGATTTTCTGGCAAAACTTTTGCTTGTTCAATATCTAAACCAGCAAAATAATATGGTCTGTTGATATTGCCCATCTCGAAAAAGATCCATACCCAAGCACCTTTTCTTGGAATATAACAAGAACCCATATAATGGTTATCAGAATCATATTGAGTATTTCGACCACCAATTGGATTGTTTGCTGGTCTTGCCCATATTCCTTTATTTTCAGGAATATTAGTCATGAGATCGGGAATCCACACCAACACTCTTCCAAACATATGTTGATCTTTATTTTCAACAACTTTTGCTCGGTAAAATCCAAATAGTTTATTAGTTACTCCTCTATCCATTATTCTTAAATTCTACTCCTAGAAAATTTTTAATTTTTTGAAGATTTCTAGATTTTAATATTTTATTTAATTGTTCTGTTTTTTGTAATATTGTTTCAATACGTTTTTTAATTGGAGGATGTTCATCAATAGCATCACTAACTTTTCTTTCAAGCTGACAAAACTTTCCACATTTTTTTGATGCATACATACGATCAATTATTTTATCAACCTTTTTTAAACCAGAGGCCAAATCTTTTCCATACCCATATCTTATTGCATTATCATCAGCTCTAATTTCAGCTCTTCTACCAATAATTCGTGCTTCCGCAATAGAACTGCTGTTTATTAAAAGAATGAAAGCTAGAAAACCAAGCGGAAATGAAGCTGTAGCCATAGCAATACTAAAACCAACAAAAGTAATTAGATAAAATAAAGAATGTCTAAATGCCATACTTTTATATGTATCTTTATTTTTATTATGAGAAATTTCATGTAATAGAACTGCCTCAACTTCTCGTTGGTTTAGTAAACGTCGCAATCCAGTTGTCATAAAAATATGTCTTCCAAAACCAAAAGCAAATGCATTTGGAGATTGGTCTGGAAATTCATGAACTATCCATCTATTTCCACTATCCATAATTTTATTCATTTGTCGACTAAGTTTTTTATCAACTTTTAATGACGATGACATAGTTGCAGCAGTAAATAATAACGTAGCGAAAGAAGCTAAAAGATATGCAGTTCCAACAACACCAGCAACTGTTATGGGGTCCTCTTGAATCCTTTCTAAATGTTTATTTAAATCCGTCATTAAAAAATCCTCTTGGTAATATCAATTATATTGTAATATTCTTTTTCATTATACTTATATAAGAAACGTGGTATAATTCTTGAACCTGGTACACTTGAAGTCAACATAACTGAAAAGAACCTTGAACAATCTTCAAGGGCTGGCAAAATATTGATTCCAAAGTGCCTATAAAGTTTTGATGTAAAGGTGGTTAAATTTAAACCAGGCATAACTTTTACGTCAGAAAGAGCTTTTATAAATTGTTCAA